CTGACACCCGTTACAAACGCCCGGATTCTCGCTGTCGAATTTTGTGCAAGGGTATGGGCCTTTGATCTCGCCCAGCTTCTGGTGCATCCGCGTGGTGTCGTATGGGTGCTGTTGCGTCAACCACAGTGCGGCCTTGGCTCCATCCGAGCAGGGCTTGGCGATGCTCAACCACGCACGCCACAACGGCTCCATGCCTTCTTCGGTGGCGTTCTCCACGAAGTGCGACAACTGCAAGCACCCCTTGCCGTCCATAGTCTTGCGCAGAATGTTCTTAAAGCGCGTCTCGCTGTTCTCAAACAACTTGACTGCCGTAGCCGTGGGTGGGTTCTTGGCGAAGTCTGGGCGCATACCCAAGCCCTCGCCTGCTGGGGCGATGCTGTCTTCTTCGAGCAATTCGCGGATGCTGTCACGCAGCACCTTGAAATTGAACACGCTGCCTTCGGCCAGTACCGACACAAGGCGCGGCTCTGGATACTTTTCTTTGAAGTTGAATGTCTCGGGGATGCGCAGCACTCGGGCAGAGTCTGCGGTCACGGTCATGTCGATGTTGAGTTTCTTTTGCTTGCACAGCTTCTTGAAGTTCTCCGCCATTGGCTTCCAAACGTCAATGCTCACCGCTTCTTCAAACGGCCAATAGCAATGCAGCCCACCGCCGGAGCCGACCATCCAAGGCATACCCAGTCCACCAAGGCCAGTCTCTTGCAAGAATGCGTGCAGCGCAATCGCCGCTTGTTTCTTGCTGGCGTAGCCGTCCATGTCGATGAACAATGCTTTAATGAAGCGTGCATTTGCTGCTTGGCGCTTGCCCGAAACTTCAAACGTAGACAGCGCGAAGAAGACGTTCTTCTTGGCCGCAACCCAATCGTCTACTTGGGGATAAAAATCTTGCGTGTCTTGAACATAGATGTGCTCCTTTTTTGTTGTACTAAGCTCTGCCGCGCAATAGAACCCATGTCCCGGGGTCGGCAAAACCACCGCTAGAAAGTCAAGCGGACTCATAGAAATCCTCGGGAATTGTTAGATGAACAGGTCTTTTTGTGCAGGGTCTTTTGCTGGAAACGCATCCAAGGGCGCGAGTGCAATGAAGCGGCGCAACAATTCGCGCTGCCACACCACGGACATGCCGTATTCAGAATCCATAGCAATCGCAGACAAACGAATCAACTCGCTGTTGCTCAAGTTTCGAGGTTGTAAATCTTGCATATTTTTCTCCACGCTTCGTCAGCGGTTTTTGTTTCTTTGAGAATCTTCAACAGTAGTTCAGCGCGTTGTTCGTAGGCAGGAAAAATGTCGCCGCCCTTGAACCAGTTGTAAGCTGTTTGACGTGAAACGCCCAGCGCTTTAGATACGCGCACTACGGAGAAGTCGCGGTGGATAGCCCAACGGCCAAGCTGGTTGCCCAGCGTCTTTGGCGCGTCTGCTATTTCGTCGATTGTTTTTTGAGAGTAGGGCATTTTTGTGGGTGGAGGGTACTCGCAGCGCTTTCCCCTCGAACTCCTTATTTCTTGTTGGTGGAACCGTTCACAAAGTCCATGATGCCTTTGACAAAGCTATCCGGCAAAATGAACGGGAAGTTGATTTGACCATTCCAGTTACCAATCGCTTTGGCTTGAGCGCGAACAATGTCGATCTCGGCGTTCTTGCGGTTGATTTCTACCACGGCCAACAGTGCATCTTTGTTTGCGTATTGAATGGCGGCAATCACACTGCTGTTCAAAGCCTGCTGAATTTTGTCGTCGAAAGACAGTTCTTCTGCGTAACCGACAAACGCAATCGTGATGCCCTTTTTTGCAAACTCATCCTTGACCGCCTGCTCAACGGAGTCGATGATCGCAGCCTTGTCGCCAATGGCTTTCATGAAGTTGCGTTTGGCAAACTCTTTGGACATGATTTGCTGCACCTTGCCGCGCACCACGGTGTCCATCACCTCGGCCAAGCTCTTGCCGTATTTCACAGAAGCGAACACGGTTGCTGGGTCTTGGCTGCTGGCCACTGCGGTCGTGCCAAAGTTGTAGAAGAACTTGGCAGCATCTTCCTCAGACACAGAAGCGCTGATGGTGATACCTGTCATGACGTTGATAGAGTCGGCAGTCTCAAAACGGAAGCCTTCTTTCTTGGTCGAGGTGCCACGGTCGGCAGCGTTCACCCACTCGCGTGTGTAGGGTGTGCGGTCAACCACGTAGAGCGTTGCGTTGGGCACGAAGTAGTCAAACACTGCTGAGGTGTTGTCGGCCTTGATGTGCGGGATTTGCACGCGCTTTGCAGCAACCTTGTTCGCAGCCAAGTAATCAATTGAACCAAACTGTGCCTGATTCGTTTTGTTGGCTCCTGTGGCGGGAATCAAAAATGCAGACTGGTTGGCTTCAATGTTGACCCATTCGGCGCGGTCGGTCTTGTCGTAGTAGGCGTGGGCAGGTGTTGAGAACATCAACGCAAAAATCAACGCGCAGACAGCGTACAGCGCCGAAGGCAGTTTGTCATGAATGCGCTTGAATACGTTGTGCCAGATCGCCACGGAGCCGCCCAAGAACAGCAGCACCATGAACGCATGGATTACGCCTAGATGGTTCATTGCTTGGAACTGATAGAACGCTCCGTTTGAATCGGCCAGTTGACCAACAGCGGCTTGTGCCGTTTCCTGTTGCAAGACCACGCGCAAGATAGCGTCTACGATGGTGCAGGCGGCATACCATACCACGTTGCCCAAGATGCGAACGCCGATTTTTGGGGTGTTTTCTGTTTGGTTTTCCATGTTTGTTTCCTAGTTGGTTTGAGGTGAGGGCTTGCGCCCCCACGGTTTAGTTAGTCTTCATCGTCCCAGTTCGCAACCACCGAGGCCAAGTCTTTCTTGGCAGGCACAGCGTTGGTCTTGGCAGCTTTCTCGCGCACGACTGGAGCGGCTTCCTCTTCTTCCTCTTCGGGCGCTGGCGCAGGGGCAGCTTTGGGTTTGGCTGCGGCCTTGGCTTTTGCCTTGGGTGGAGGTGGTGGGGCTTCGCCTTCTTCCTCTTCGGGTTCCGGCTCAGGTGCAGGAGCAACTTTGGCCTTGGCTTTAGGAGGTGTGCCAGCCAACGAGTCGGCAGGTTTGGGTTTGTCCATAGCGCCAGCGGTTTGCACCACGGCTTGGGCAGCATCGGGATGCTCGCCTTGTTTGGTGGCAGTCTCGAACTCGTCTTCTGTCAACCAACGCATTGCTTTGAAGAACAGCTTGGGGCTTTCGGCCTTGGTGTCGAACTTCAAGCGTGTGATGACCATGCTGGGGTCAACGGACTGTGCCACCAACCAACGAGCGTAGGCTTGCAGGGGGCGGTTCTCGCCGTCTTCCTTGCCAAACAAAGACTTCGCAGGCACGGTCAACTGGAGCACGTCACCTTCAATGTCGTTAGCCATCACCACAGCCAAGCGTTGTTGGAAGCGGCAAGCGCGGCTTTCGCCTTCGCCAGAACCAGAGATGTTCTGTGGGCAACCTTCGCAAGTCTTGGCTTGAGGTTCTTTGACAGAAGCGTCAGGTGTGTCGCCATCGTTTGACCAGCAGTCGGGAGCCGCCGCAGTGTCGCCATCGTACTTGGCCATGTAGAAAGTGCGGGAGACTTTCGGCGCAGCTTTGACGATCACCACATCCAGATAGCGTTCTTCGATGTTGGCAACTTCTTTGCCGCCGGAGATCAAACGAAACACGCCACCTCTGATGCTGATGCGCTTGCCGGTGCTGCCGCCGCCCATCAAGGCTTTGGCGGTTTCGGAGAGTTCGCCTTTCTTGGCGAATGAGGGCAGTTGGCCGGGGTTAAAGAGAGCTACATTGCTCATGGGATTTTCCTTACTTGGTTGGTTTACGGACGGAAATGCTGTACTCGGAATTCGAGTTCAAGCCGGGGGGCACAACGCCGGGGTTCTCTTCCAAGAACTGCTTCATGTTGCCCTGTGCAATTCGCTTCTCGAACAAGTCGAGGGCATCGTGCTCAACCACAAAGGATTTGAACGAGTCCCAGTCACTGGTCGAGTAGCGTGTGGATACGCCAAGAACAACGGTTCCGGCATCGGTGCGAACGGATGTGACGCCAAGCGCTTTCATCTGGTCTTTCATAGCGTTCTTCAAAACTTCTTGTTGCTCCTTGAGCGCTTCGACTTTGTTGTCGTACTCTTGGGTCAGCAGGTCGATCTCGGAACGGATGCGGCGATACACCTTCGCCATTTTGTCTAGAGGCACTACCTCTGCGGGTGCGTCTTGCGCAGTTTCTTCACTCATCACTTTCTCCTAGTTGATGCCGTCTTTGCGGCTGAAATGTTTGTCAAGGGTTAGACAGTGTACATGGTTTTCAAATGCTTGCAACTCCTTTCAAGATTTAATTTCTGTGTCGAACATTTGGGTTAAAAGTGAATGGTCACTAACCTTTCCTTCTAATGCTTTAAACATCTTTTTCTCGATTGGGCTACCCGAGATGTGGATGACTGTCACCTTGGCGGCGGTCTGTCCTTTGCGGTCAGCGCGTGCGCAGCACTGCACGTATTGCTCCACGCTCATCAAGGGGCCAAAAAACACCACGGTGTCGGCAGCAGTCAACGTAATCCCATGCGCTGTGGCTTGGGGCTGCATCACCAACACGCGAGGCTGTGGTTCATTTTGAAAGCGCCTAATGATGTCGGCACGTTTGGTAGCGGGTACATCGCCTTGAATGATCTCGTTGGCGATGCCGTGCTTGGTGAGGTGGCGGCTGATGGTGTCGATGCTGGAGCGAAACAGCGCGAAGATGATGACCTTGCGATCGGTCTCTTCCAAGATTTCTTCTAGTACCGACAGGCGGGGCGAGGCGTCGAACTCCACCACTTCACCTTCGTCCGTGTAGGCTGCGCCACAACTGATCTGCAACAGCTTGCTTACACCAGCGGCAGCGTTGACCGCACTGATTGTTTCGCCTGCGGCCTGTACCAACATACGCTCTTTGAGCATGTTGTAGTACTTGTTTTGTTGCGCTGTCATCGGCACTTCGCGGGTCATCGTCACCACGGGCGGCAAGTCCAAGCACTGTTCTTTGGTGAACCTGATCGCGGGTTGCAACGCTTCATGCACAAGATCATGCGCGTTGGCTTTTGGTGCCCATTTAAACATTGTCACCTTGTGCATCACCTTATCGCGCCACGCAGTGAAGAACGCTGGCACACCTTTGGGGTTGACTAGCTTGGCCAAGCCGTAGGCATCAGCGGGGGACTGCGAAGCAGGCGTGCCCGTCATCATCCACAAGT